CATAGACCAGAAGTGCGCCCGAGCAAAACAGCTTCGGGCGTTTTAAATTTCTAGCGGGGTAGAGCAGTCTGGTAGCTCGCCAGGCTCATAACCTGGAGGCCGCGGGTTCGAATCCCGCCCTCGCAACCAACTCGTGCTATAGCGCGATTGGCGATCGGGACAGTGACCGAGCCAGGTCCAAGGTTGAAGCCGAACGAGTAAGGCCATGACCGTCTAGTTCACTCTGCTGGCGACGGATAGCCGATAGCAGGGTGGTCGTGGGTTCGAATCCCTACCTGACCTGATCGCCAACCAATTCGCGGGAAATCGCAACGAAATTGGCGGGCCGACCTGAAAAGCAGGGTCGGGTAAGTCACCTGCAGTAGCCATGGGCCTAGCGTTCTCGCTGAAAGCCTGACCTCGAAACCTCGCCAATTGAATACCTGGAGCGCGCTCACCGACAGGCGCGTTGAAAACGGAGTGGCTGCAGCGGTGAGGCGGCCCTCCAATCATTCAAGGTTGTATCAGCCGTCCGGTTTGTGCCGAAATTTGCGGGTTTATACCAACCAAAGATGGAATTTCGGTCCCTTGGGCATCAAAACCTTTCGCCGCTGGCGACCCGCACGGATCATGGAGACGCCGCATACGAAGCGCAGCCATGAAAAGCGGCGTGGTTCCGCCCGTGAGCGTGGCTACGATCGCGATTGGGAGCGGGTAGCGGCGGAATATCTGAAATCAGTCAACCATCTCTGCGAGGAGCACCTGAGGCGCGGTTACCTGGAGCCGGCCGAGCTCGTCGACCACGTCGAGCCATTGCGTGATCGACCGAAACGCAGGCTTGACCCGACCAACCTCGATGCCTTGTGCCGCCAGTGTCACGACGGGTGGAAGCGGCGCCTTGAAGCGTATGCGAGACGTATGAACCAGATCCCGCTTCTCCCAATGTGGGTGAAGCACCCGGATACACGGCCGGCGCATTTTCAAATCCGCTGCGATGGGCCCCTCAGAGAAGCGGACCGATGCGAAACAAGCGAGCCGAGGACGAGATAGACGACGAGGTCGACACCTTCGAGCCAGAACAGACGGCCGGAGAAGTTGTCACCTTGCCGAATTACTCGGCGATACCCGAGCCGACGATCCCGCTCGATCCGGGAGGGCGCAATGTCTACGACACCTGGTGCCGCAACCTGATCGAGATCGGCCAGTTGACGGCAATCTCCGTCGCCTACGTCGAATCGCTGGCCCTGGCGACGGATGAAATCGCCACTGCCAAGAGAAAAGAACGCAGCCTCCGCGGCCCCATGGAAATGAGGCGCAGCGCGACGCTTAAGCTGGAGCGCTACATTGGCAACAAGACAGTCGAAGGGCCGGGCCGGGGCGAAAACCCCTTCTCTGCTTTCGGCTTCGCGAAAAGAGCTCGACAGCGGCGTCACCCTCACGATTGAGGGCGGAAAGTACGCCGACTATGTCAGGATCGGTGTTTTGTATGCCGAACTGGTCGTCGACGAGAAGATCCCGGCGTGCCGCCTGATCATCCTCGCATGTCAGCGGTTTCTCGACATGCGGCGGATGGCGGCCGAGACCGGTAACGAGTTCTACTGGTCCGATGAGCACGCGATCGAGGTTTGTGCGTTCATCGAGCAATTGCCGCACGTCAAAGGCGTGCTGGCAAAGCAGAAGATCCGGCTCGAGCCGTGGCAAATCTGGATCCTGATCGCGATCTACGGCTTCCGATGGGCGGATACCGGTGATCGCGTGGTCACGATCGCCCAGCTCGAGATCACCCGAAAGAGCGGAAAGTCGCTGCTGGCGGCCGGTATCGCACATTATGAACTCGGGCCTAACGCGCATATCGGCGATGACCTGTACATCATCGCGCCGACGGCGGCACTAGCGCTCAAGGTGCTCGAGCCGATGAAGAAGATGGTCGAGTTTACCCCGACCTTGAAGGAGCACTACGCGGTAACGGACGTGAGCGACCGGATCACGTTCCATGAGACCGACAGTTACGCGATGATCCTGCCGGCGTCCGGCAAGAAGCAGGATGGCCACGACCCGAAAGTCGTCATCGCGGACGAGTTCCACTCGCTGCCGGCGTCGATCTTCAACGTGATGAAGTCGGCGCAGGGCGCGCGACCGGAATCGCTGTTCCTCGAGATCGGCTCGGCTGGCTACAACGCCTTCGGTGTCGGCTGGGACGAGCGCAACATGGCGATCGAAGTCCTGGAGGGTAAGCGCACCCGCTGGGAGCTCTTCGCCGCGATCTTCACGATCGACCAAGAGGATTTCGGCAACTGGCGCTCGGACATCGTGCTTCAGAAGGCAAACCCGAACGCCGGCATCTCCTTGCCGCTTCGCAAACTGCGGCAGGAAGTCGATGAGATTTTCACAAGCCCGCGGAACAAGAACGAAACGCTCCGCACCAGGTTCAACGTCTGGGGCCTTGGTGAGGGCAAGCTCATCTCCCGCGACCAGTGGGACGCTTGCCTCGATAAAGACCTCACTCGGCGCCTGTTCAAGGGCTGCCGGGCGTGGGCTGGGGTAGACTTGGCAAGTCGAAACGACATGATCTGCTACGTCATTTTGGTCGAGATGGGAGAGGATATCGTGCCATTTGCGCGGTATTACGTCCCTGAGAGCGGGCCGTGGATCGAGGATGAAGAGGTAACCGCTCTCTACATGCACTGGAGTAGCGAGGGTTACCTCACTTTTACCCCGGGTAGTTACCACAAGTACAATTCTCTACTCGCCGATCTTGAGGCCGACCTGGAGTATTTCGACGTAGAGATGATCGCGGTCGACGATCGGGAAGCCAACGCGGTAATGGCGGTTCTCGAAGGGAAGGGTCACCCGGTTGTGGCTTTCCGGAAAAACGCCACGAACTTTTCCGAGCCGACCAAGGACATCATCGCGCGCACCACGGGTCGCGTGAAGGGGTTGAGGCACGACGGAAACCCGATCCTCGCCTGGAACGTCGAAAACACGATTGGCGGTTACAATACGGCGGATCTGGTTCTCCCGAAGAAGATCGCGCCGAACTCGAACATGAAAATCGATGGCTTCGACGCCGCGGTTCAGGCCAACGCCTGCCGCTTGCAGCTCGTCGAATTCAAGGACGAAAAGCGCAAACCGAACCCGATGGCAGAACGTGGCGTCAGGGTCATGGAGTAGGCCGGAATGTCGGACGAAAAACAGAGTGGTTCGCCGATGAACGCGCGATCGCTGTCGCGGTCGGCCGACGAAGTGTGGACATTGCAGGAGTACGGTGACCGGCTGTTCTCGATTGGCGGCAGCATCTTCGGTCCCGAGCGCACGATGTTCCGTTTGGCAGTGTCGAACCTCTGCATTGAGGTTCTATCGCAGGACGTCGCGAAGACGCCGCTCTATCTCCGGAAGCGCACAAAGTTTGGCTGGGAGATCGTGGCGCCCAAAGCACATCCGGTCGCGGCTCTGATCAACTCGATGCCGAACCCGTTCCACAACGGCATCTACGACCTGATGCGCGAGACTGTCTCCCACCTGGCGATTTCCAGCGAGGTCTATTTCGCCGGGAGGCGGACCAATGGTGGGGATCTGCTTGAATTCTGTTCGATCCCGCGCGGTCGTGTCGCCGAGGCGGCGGTCAATATCGAGAACCGCCGCTGGTACTACGACATCCAGCCGAGCAGTAATCACGATATGGCGCTGTACGGCTGGGCGCGGGGGCGGCAGCCGGCGGGGACCGTCAGCCATGTCCGCCATCGCTCGCTGAACGGGAACGAAGCCTTGGCGACGTCAGCGCTTTCGCGAAGCGCGGTATCGCTCCTGGAGACCATGCAGGAATTCCAGTCCGGCTCCTACGGGAACGGTGGTGTGCCGGTGGTTGCCTTCGGCTTCCCGGATGCGCTGGACGACAAGCAATTTGAGCGCCTCAAGGAAGGGTTCCGTCGGGCGATCAAGAAAGCGCAGTCGGATGGAACTCCGGTCATCCTCGAGGGCGCCGACGGTGAGGTGCCTCAGGTCCACAAACTGTCGCAGTCGGCGACGGACGCGGATTTCATCAAGTCCAATCTGAGCGCGGCGATGGACGTGATCAGGTTCTTCCGCGTGCCGCCGCACAAGGTCTACCTGATGGATTCCATCAAGTACGACAACATGGATTCAGCGGAACGCCTCTACGTCGACGATACTCTTCGGAGTTACTTCAACGACATCGTCGAGGGTCTGAACCGCGTGCTCCTGACCGAAGAAGAGCGGAAGCAATATTCGCTCTGGTTTGACACCGATCAGGCCTACGCGATGAACCCGAAAGAGCGGCAGCTCATCGTCGAGAGCCGCTGGAAGAACGGGATGATCGAATTCGACGAGATGCGCCGGAAGATCGGCGAGAACTCGATCGGCGGCGATGCTGGCCGGGTGCGGATGATTTCCGGGAACTTCGTTCTCGTGGACCCCGGCAACGAAGTCATCATGCGTGCCGGCGGGAACACGCCGGGCGGCGAGGATCCGGCCGACAAAACGGACGACAAAGACAGCGACAAGGGGCTCCGCCTCGTCGCAAGCCGAGAGGAGTAGGATATGCCGGTTAAGAAGGAAGTCAGCCTCGACGAGGTGCTCGAGTCCCGCAAGGATTTCTCCGACGGCGACGGCGGCATTTACAAGGCGCATATCTCCCCGCGTTCCTGGAATGACGAAGAGCGGTCCGCCGTCTTCATCATGAGCGCCGAGACGGAAGACCGTTATCGCGACGTCGTGGTGCAGGCCGGCATCGACAGCTCTCATTTCGAGAAGAACCCGGTGGCACTGTTCGGTCATCGCTCCTGGGATATGCCGATCGGCACCTGGTCGGATCTGCGCATGGTGAAGGCATCGCCGCGCCGGACCGAGGGAAAGCTGACGTTCACCGAAGCGGGCGTCGACGAGATGGCGGACCGGACCGCCAAAAACGTCAAGGTGGGCGTGCTCAAGGCCTGCTCGATCGGGTTTCGCCCGCGGATGGTCGAGAAGATCCTCGACGACGAGGGCAACTGGACCTGGGGCTACAAGTTCAACGACACCGAGCTGTTCGAGTGCTCGGTCGTGACGATCCCGGCGGTCCGCGAGGCCCTGATCAAGGGCACTGCAAACGGCGACAAGGTTTCCGACATCATCGACCCGGTGATGATTGAAGATTTCCTGGAGACCGTGCGCGCCAATCCGGCGGTTTCGAAGATGGTCGATCGCGAGCTCTATGAATCGGTGCTCCGTGAGGTGACCGGCAACAAGACCTTTGGCAATGTCGGCACGATTTCAGTCAACGCCGAACGGCCCGAATGGCTTGACGAGCTCAAGGACGTTGCGGATCGCATTGAGCGTGCGACCGGTGGATCTTCCTCCGATCAGGAGGAGGAGAGTGAAGATCAGATCGATCCCATCCAGAAGGAAACCTTCGACGCGGTCGAGCGCGCACTTTCCGAGGTCGAGCCGAAGCTCGAAGAGCTCGGTGATGAGGATGAGGAGCGCAAGTCGGCGCTGTCCGGCCTGTTCTCGCGTGTCCGGTCGATCTTCACCACGGAGAAGAACGAGGAAGAGCAGAAGCCCGTCCTCGCCAGCGAGGAGCAAAAGGCGGCCCTGAAAGCCCGCCTGGAAGCCCTCAATCTGGACAAAACCGCCGCCTGACGACGGTTTCACAGATGGTTCCGCAAGGAACCTGCAGCCCGCCCGAACAGTGGCGGGTTTTTTTTGCTCAAACAACAGGAGAAACAGATGCTTGAGCAGCTCAAGAAGGCCCTTGCGGAAAAGGTCAAGGGGTTGGACGCGCTCGAGACGCGTGCATTCGCGACCGACGCGACCGAAGAGGAAACCAAGGCACTCGAGACCGCATTGAGCGAGATCGAGGATCTGAAAAAGCAGATCGCCACCGCTGAGACCATCGAAGCTCTTCGGCGTGACGCCGCAGCCCCGGCCGGCGACACGGCCGGCACCACCACTCCGGCTTCCGCCAAGAGCGCGACCGAGCCGGCGCAGAAGCTCGGCGCCGTCATGTGCGGCATGATCAAAGCCTACCGCGAAAGCGGTGCGAAGGGCTTCAAGGCGACCGCGTCCGCGATGAGCGAGCTGGGTCACGAAAGCCTTGCGAACGATCTCGTCGCGGCTAACACCAAGTCGATGAACTCGGTCGACGGTGCGTCGGGCGGCGTGATGATTCCGGAGACCTTTGCACCGGATGTCATCGGTCTGCTCTACCCGATGTCTTCGTTCATGTCGGGCGATCCGACGGTCCTCCCGATGCCGCGCGGCTCCTACCGCCAGGCGAAGGGTGCGTCCGGCGCGACCGCCGCGTACCGGGGTGAAGGTGTCGATATCCAGGTGAGCAATCCGACGCTCAAGGATATCAACATGACCGCTCACCTCCTGAGCGGCATCGTCCCGCTCACCAACCAGCTCATCAGCTACTCGCTGGGCGCTGCCGAGCGGTTCGCACGCACCGACCTTGCGATGGCGATGTCGACCAAGATGGACATGGCCGGCTTCCTGGGAACTGGCGTCGACGACGACCCGACTGGCATCATGAATGCAGCGGGCGTCTATTCGGTGGCCGCCACCAACTCCACCACCCCCACACAGGCGCAGGTGGACGCGGACGCCCGGAAGCTGCTCAATCGCTTCACGCGCTATCCGATCCTCCGCCAGAAGCTCGCATGGCGCATGTCCGTCACCACCAAGGGCTACCTTGAGGATATGACGGACGGGAACGGGAACTACATCTACCCCGAGCTCCGCAAGGAGAGCCCGCGGTGGAAGGGCTATCCGGTCGAAGTCGCCGGCACGTTCCCCGAAAACCTCGGCGCGGGCACCAACGAGACCTATCTCGCCCTGATTTCGTTCGGCCACGTTCTGGTCGGTGATGCGAAGGGACTGGAGTTCGCCATTTCGGACCAGGCATCCATCAAGGTCGGCAACGACATGGTTTCGATGTTCTCGACCGATCAGACGGCGATCCGCGCCACGATGGAGCACGACTTCACCACTCGCTACTACGAGGCCGTCGCCTACCTTACCGGCGTGAAGTGGGGCAACGCCTGATAGGCGCATGAACCGAAGCTAATCGGTGGCGCTAAACGGGCGCCATCGACCCTCAAACCCGGAGAAAACCAATGAATCTCAAGGTCAATGGCCGCGGTCTGGTCGTGATGAAAGTCCTTCGCGCGTTCGGCGTCTACAAGGGGGGCCAGATCGCCGGCTTCGAGCCGCCTGCCGCAAAGACGCTCCTCGAGAAGGGGTACGCCGAGCTCTACGGCGAATCCGCCCCCACCGAGGCCGATAAGTCGGCAGTCGAAAAGAAGCCGGAGGGCGGGGACAAGTTCTTCGTCATCGCCACCGCAGAAGGCACGGTCTCGATCCCCGAGAACTGGACCAAAGAGCACCACAACAAGCGGATCGCCTGGGCGAAGGAAATCAAGCCGGATGCCGAGTCTCTCAACTCGGAGGGCGCCAACCAGATCATCGCGGAAGCGGTGAAGGACCAGGAAGCGGCCTGAGCGATCAGGCCCACCTTCCATTAACGCAAAAGGAGAAGCGACGATGAATCGCGCAGACATCCACAACGGCGGTTTTCGCTGCCGATCCGCATTCGGCGATAGCATCGCCGCAACCGCCGGCGGCGCCGGTGATGCCACCGAAGCGAATGGCAATTGGGTCAGTCGCGACGATGCGACCTCCGGCATGGCTGTTTCGGCGAAGCTGATCATCGCATATGCCGCCACCCTGGCGGAGGATGAGACGCTGTCGATCGACGTCAACATCCAGGACGCATCCAATTCCGGCGGAACCGGAGCGGCCGACTACGGCGCCGCCTATGAGGCCACCGATGTTGCGACCGGCGGCACCGGCGGCACCACCGAAGAGGGCACGATCGAGCTGGACTTCGATCTCTCCTCGGCGAACGAGTTCGTGCGCAGTCAGGTCACGCCCGATCTCAGTGCGGCAGATACCGACACGGCAACCCTGACCGCGACCTGGGTCTTCTTCGGCGCTCCCCAGCAGCCGATGAGTAAATCGGTCATCTGATGCCCGAGCGCAAAGCTCCCTGCGGCGCCGAACGCGCCGTGGGGAATTACCCAAATCGGGCCATCGGCGCATCCGAGCGAGATGGCCCTGAGCGAGTGGTGCGGGTGAATGGACCTGAAAATCCTCGAGAGATCGGACACCCGATGCGTCGAAAAGGGCCTGGTGAAGGAAAACTCCCGGGTTCGCCACGCAAGTGAAGACGCTCTGATTGATCAGGCGATCGAAGCTGCGGAGGAGTATGCGGAAGGTTTCATGAACCGACCGATCATGCTCACGAAATTTCAGTTGAGGGTGGCGCGCGTGCTGCCGGAAATCACGCTGCCGCGGCCGCCTCTGGTCGAACTGGTGTCGCTTGCGTACACGCCGAAAGGCGATGCGTCCGTAGAGGTCGATTTGAGCTCCGTCACTGAGCGGGAAGTCGACATGCTTTCTACCGTGACCGTCGCAGATCTATCGGCGACGAGCGGCGACATGACGGTCGTCTATACCGCCGGCCATGAAGAGGCCAGCGATGTTCCCTCGACGATCGTGCGTGCGGTGCTGCTTCTGGCGAGCCACTTCTACAAGAACCGCGAGGCTACCTTCATCGATTCCCGCGTTATGAACGTGGAGAAGAAGATCCCTTACGGCGTTCGCGACCTGCTGATCAGGCATCGCATCCCGAATGCCGATTCGATGATCAACGGGGGCTACTGATGCCAGCCAGTCCCATGCGGCGTACAAAGCTCGTGGCGTTCAGAAAGCGGACGCAGACGCGAGGCGGCGAGTTCGACGATTACGTCTGGGCGAATGTCTCGGAAGCGTGGGTCTCGATCAGCCCGGATCGCGGTCGAGAAGCTCTGTCCGCCGGCGAAACTCTGGCGAGCGTCGTCTACAGCGTGCGCGGTGACTATCTCGATCTCGAGAAGGTGACCGAAGACATGCTCATGATCTTCAATCCTGAGCACTCCTACGAGGGTGCCATGCCTGGCAACACAGTGGTCTACGAGATCAAGGCTGTGATGCCGGATGAAGAGTTCAATGAGGACATCCTTCTCAAGGTCATCCGAAGCAACCGGCCGTTGGCCAATATCAAGTAGGAGAAGAAAATGGCTACGATCAATTCGATCAAGCCCACGCCGGCAGGCGCGGTTGCTGCATTCACCCCCAGCACACCCGCAGGTGACGTCGTGCCGTATCTCGGTGGCGATCTCATTCTCGAGTTCGTGAACGGTCATACATCGGCCGTCACCGTAAATATCGTGCCCACCAAGCCGACCACCAATGTCTCTGGCGTGGGGCCAGTCAACGTGCCGACGCGGTCGCTGGCGCTCGGCCAGAATCAGCACGGCATCATCGCATTTTCGGAAGACGAGATCGGTGCCTATCTCAATACGTCGCGCCGAGTGCCGATCACGTACACCAGCGGCAACGTGGCACTTCTCGCCCGGGCGATCACTCGGCTGTAATGCTCAGTGAGTGGCGTAACCGGACATCGCCAGACAGGCGCGTCTCTGCGGCGTCTCGCGAACAGCCTGCAGCGACCGGTATCTGAAGCGTCGCGGTACGCTCTTGGGCCTATTTTGCGGGCGGCGAAGGCTAACTTGCTGGCGAACGGTTCCTATGTTTACGGTAATCTCTACCGGGGCATGGCGATCCGCCAGAAGGGTAAGACTTCTGCCAGCAACACCCACGCCGTTACGGCGACAGGAAAGGCAATTGGCGAAGCGCATCTCGTCGAATTCGGGACTGACCCACACTGGCAGCCGAGACGAGGCCGATGGCACCCTGGCGCGGATCCTAAGCCGTTCCTCACGCCTGCCTACGTCCAGAATGAGCAGGAGGCGATCAGGCGCTTTGGCGAGGCCTACGGGCCGGCCGTCGAGCGCCAAGCCGATCGCCTGAGAGCTAAGGGCAAGCTATGAAAGCGGTCACCGCCATTCGATCGATCATGCGTGACGATGCGGAACTTTCTGCCTTCTGCATGGGCGACATCCACATCGGAAACGTCCCGAACGGAACGCTGCGTCCAAATCTCGCCCTAATGCAGGTAGGCGGAGCCGATGGCGTCAACCACGATGGCCCGAGCCGCTTCCATAATGATGCGGTGCGGGTCTACAGCCGCGGCGATAGCGTCGAAGATGCGACAACGCTCTCTCGGCATGTGTTCCGCGTCTTGCACGGTTACTCAGGCGCTCGTTTCGAGATCCTGATCGATCTCATCCACCGGACCAACTCGGTATCAGATTACATGGAAGATGCTGACGTCTACCGGTGCATCGACGACTACCGAGTCCACTACAGCGAGGCATGAAATGGCGAGGAAATTCAAGCCGGCCCCCGAAGCTTCGGCGGTCGAAGAGGGCGAAGCTTTGCCCGAAGCACTGGCTGCCGAGGCGGTCGTGGAACCGGCGGAAGAGCCGAAGCAAGAAGCCAAGGACGCGGCCCCGCCCGGGTTCGAGGAAAGCACCTGGTCTGATGTCCCCATGTGGCGATGCCTGAAATGCGGAGAGACGACCTTCGACGTCAACGAGACACATCAGCATACCTGCAAGCAAGTCGGGTATCCCGTTAAAGGAGAAGACGAATGACCGAACGCCTTGGCTTTGGCACCACGCTCGAGATTGGCGACGGTGCGACCCCGAGCGAGAACTTTGCCACCATCGGCCAGATCGCGACCGGCCCGGATGTCGAGGAGTCTTCCGACAAGCAGGAAGTCACCAGCCACTCGAGTCCTTCGCGGAACGGCAAGCCGGTGAAGCAGTATATGGGTGGTCCGATTGATCCCGGATCGCTCACCTTCACCGTCAACTACGACTATGACAATGCCACTCACAAGCGGGCCACTGGCTTGAAGGGCATGATTGGCCTGGTCAAGACGTTCCGCCTCCGCGAGGCCGGCAGCACAACCCGTGAAACGTTCACGGCCCTCATCGAGCGTGTCGGCCGCCAGTATCCTGTCGGAACGCAGATGCAGATGTCGGTGACGCTCCAGATCACCTCCGACATCGCCGAAGAAGCTGTCGTGTAGGCGGACGATTGATGGCAGGAAAACTCCAAAGTAAGGCGCCTTTCCCTGAGGCGGGGAAGGGCGCCTATTTCCGCTTCACTCTCGGCGCGTTGGACGAGCTCGAAACGACCTATGGGCAGGACTACTACGAGCGGGTAGAGGCCGGCCTGAACAAGGGTTCGGCAAAGACCATCCTGCGATGCGCAGAGGTAGGGCTCTTCCAGCCAAACGAGACCGGCCGTGACGTCGTCACTCCGCTGGATCCTGACGAGCCCATCGAGTGGCCGCTTGAAAAGGCGACCGAGCCTATTCTCGACGCCCTGTCTCTCGCTTTGTTCGGGAAGAAATATACCGAGCTCCTGGAGCACATCGCGAAGCGTCAGGCTGAGATGGCTGCCGAACTCGATAAGATGGATGAAGAGGAAAACCCTTCGCAGGCCTCTCCGGCGTCGAGCGAATAGAGGCCATCGCCCATAGGGCGGGTCTGAAACCGGAAGAGGCCTGGCGGCTCACGCCCAGCGAAATCATTCGGTACGGGCGAAACGTCGCCCGCCTCGAGACAGAGAGATTCCGGCGCAGAATGATGGCTGAGTACGCCAACGCGTATCTGCACAGGGTCAAGAAGTTCCCGTCGCTCGACGGTTTCATGAACCCGGGAAAGTTGCCGTCCAAAGCGTCCATCGTCTCGGCCGTCCGCGCCGCGGCGGCGGCTCGCGCCGCATCACAAAATCGATAGGAGGCGGCAATAGTCGCAACAGTCGGGTCCATCCAGGTTCTGTTTGATGTGCAGTATGGAGCTGCCATCAACGGGATCCGGAGGTTCGCATCAGAGACCGAGCGCGGTGGGGACCGCGCCGATAGATCCGTCCGGCGCCTTGATCGCTCTGGTTCGTTGCTCAACCGGACCTTCGGCCGCCTTGATGCGTCGCGGTTCCAGACGCTATCGCTCAGCGCGCTCCGGGCATCAAACTCGGTCGATCGACTACGCGGTATCCTGCTCGCCACGACGACGTTGGCCGGTGGATTGGGAGCTGCGTTCACGGTTCGCGGTCTCCAGGAGTATTCCGACACTTGGACGAAGGTCGGAAACCGTCTTCGCATTGTGAAGAAAGATGTACAGGATCTTCGAGACCTCGAGGATACCATCTACCGCGTAGCGCAACGGTCACGCTCTCAGTACGAAGCCACCGGCGTTCTTTTTGCGCGCATCGCGACATCAGCCAAGCGATTGAACATCGCACAGACCGATACGCTACGTGTTACCGAAACGATCCAGAAGTCGTTTCTTGTAGGTGGCGCCACTCCCGTCGAAGCCGCACAATCCACCATCCAGCTTTCACAGGGTATCGCATCCAACCGTCTACAGGGCGACGAGCTGCGATCAGTTCTCGAGAACCCGGCGCTTGGCCAGTTGCTTGCCGATCGGATAACCGACGGTGACATTGGAAAGCTCCGCAAGCTTGCGGCTGACGGCGAGCTAACGGCCGGCGTAATTGTGCGCGCCTTCCGTGATGCAAGCGAGGAGATCGATGTTCTTTTCGCGCAGACCACCCAGACAATCGCGGAAGCCTTCACCCGGGTCGACAATGCCGTCATGCGCTCGATCGGGACTAGCGGTTCGATCAACTCGGGCGCGCGTGCGACGGTATCGGTTCTGAATGCGATCGCCGAAAACATCGACGAGATCGGAGATGCGCTGGTTCTACTCGGCGTCGCTCTCGGCTCGAGGCTTGGTGGGAAGGCGGTCGCCGGCCTGACGGCCTATATGTCGGCAACCAACCAGGCGCGTATTTCCACGCTAGATGCAATGCGTGCCGAACAGGCCGAAGCAGCATCCCTCGAAAAGTTGACCGCGGCTCGGCTCAGGGCGGCTCAGGCTGCATATGCCAACGCGCGCGCGGGCGCAGCATTCGGAACATCCCAAGTTAAGGCGGGGCGAGAGTTGCAGGCGGCGAATGCAGCTCACTACGCAGCAACGCAGAGAGCTTCGGTAGCGACCAAGGAGTTTAACACCGCGCTCCGTAATCAGACGGTAGTCGCACGCGCTACCGGCCTTGCAATGAAGGGTCTCGGCGGTGCGCTTGCGCTGGTGGGAGGGCCTGTGGGCGCAGCCTTCCTGGCTCTGGGCGCCACAATGTTCCTGTTGAGCAATCGCGCTGCCGAAGCAGAGGAACGGCTGCTAGAATACACCGACGCGATGTCGAAGGCGGGCGAGTCCTCGGAAAAGACTGCAAGCAGCGTCGATGAGGCGGCCAAATACTTCTCTCGACTGACCGAAAGCGCTGACAAGGCAACCCGCAACCTGAACCTGAATAAGGCCAAGCAGGATGCGGCAGCTCTGTCGTTGCAGCTCCGCGCGATGGCGTCGGAGGCGAACGGTGCAGCGCGTGATTTCTCCGGTGGCCTGGCGCGTGAATTAAATGGTCTGATCGAAAAGCTCTTGAGTGGCGAGATGAACGCCACTGAGTTCGGTGATGCCGTCAAGAATATCGAGAACGCTGATCCGGATGTCAGCGCGATACTGGTGGAGATCGCCAAAGTTGGTCTCGCTGCCGTCGGTGCTCTAGGCCGAGTGAAGGCGCTGGAGAGCGGCCTTGCGGATCTTGGGGCGATCGGCAAGTCCGGTCGGCCCGGGACACTTGATGGGAAAGTCATTCCGATCCCTGAGGACATCAAGGACCGGCTCAAGTCTGACCTGATCGAGCAGAAGGACGATCGCGTCAAGGCCGCTAACGAAGCAGGAACGTTGGACGAGTTCACCCGCCGGTTGTTCGGCCTCGATCCCGAAGATTTCGGCTCAAAAAAGAAGAAATCGCGCCTTTCCGATAGCGAAAAGCAGCTCAAAAAATTCAACGAAAGCCTCGCAAAGCTGCGCCAAGACAAGGCGGCGATGTTCCTTTCAGATCTCGACCAAAAGGTGGTCGATACGGCACAGTCGTTTGGCGTAGCCGCTGATGAGATCGACAAGTTCGTCAAGTCAGGCGGCGGTGCTGGAGACGTTTCGCCGCAGATCGCACAGATCCGGGCAGAGCTCGAGAAGATCGCTGACAACGAGAAGCTGAGCGCTGCAATCGACGATATCGCAGACTCGTTCGGCGACTTTTTCAGTGATGTGCTGAGCGGTTCGGAATCGATGGGCGACGCGTTCCTGAACCTCGCAAAGCGCCTCGCAGATGTCGCGCTACAACTCTTCTTCATCCAACCCTTAGTCGAGGGCATCAAAAACTCGATGCGCGGAGGCATTTCCGGCGGTGGAGGCTTCGGCTCAGCGCTTGGCGGTCTTGGCAGCGCTCTCCTCGGCGGTCTTACCGGTCTTGACAGCCTGTTCAGCTATGAAGGCGGCGGCAAAACCCCCCAGCGCCCGCGTGTTGGCGGCCTTGATGGCTTTGGAGGCCATCTCGCGATGGTCCACCCGAACGAAACCATCGTCGATGATATCCAGCCGTCCGGCGGAATGGGCGCTTTCCAGGGGGATGTTGCGGTTGCCGGCCCATCCTATGCCCCCACCTACAATATCGACGCGCGTGGGGCCGACCAGGCGGCGATTGCAAGGCTGGAGCGTGCACTGGCGAAGCGTGACGAAACGTTCGGGCGTGACGTGTTCAAAGTCATGAAAAGCGTCCCAAACAGGAGGGTCAGGTGATGGCGAGACCAGATCCGCTTGAGCTACCGCACTATGACATGGTGTCGAGCCTTTTCACGCTCGATACCGGAACGGCCACAGCGCGCCACGCGAAAGGAAAAGCCGGAACTGATAGTCAAGTCCGAGATCCGATTTGGATTGCCGAATTCCTGACCAATTCCATGGAGAAGGTGGCAAGAAAATCCTTTTCGGCGCGGCTCGCTAAGCTCAGATTTCCTGGCCAAACCTTCCTCGCCTGGGACGCCTCTCAGCGGCATCCACTCAACTATCCGGACGGCGTTCCTCAGATCCTTGCGTCGACCTGGGACGGAACGGCAACGATCTTGAGTCTCGCCACTCCCGGGCAGATCAACGTTGGCGGCATCCCACCAGGCTTCGTTCTGCTTGAGGGTGACAAAGTCGGCATCGTTGAAGGTGGAATCTATGGTCTATTCCAGGTTGACGCGGACTGTGTCGCCAATGGGAGCGGCAATCAGGCGATCAAGGTTCTGCCGCTCGTTGACACCCGTCTCTTTTCCTCTTCAGGAACTGCGGTTCTCTATCGGCCGAAAGCCAAATTCAGCCTCGACAAGTCCTCTGTTTCCGAAGACGGATCGTATCTTGACACGCCCATTTCGTTCACCGGCTACCAGGTGCTCGTCTGATGCGCTCGTTCGATCCAGAAATCCTCGACCTTCTCGATGAAGGAAGGATCAAGATCGCCGGGATGATCCGGTTTGATTTCGGGGAAGGCTCATACGGTTTCATCCAACGGTGGTCTGGATACACCTATGATGGTGTTGATTATGAGCCCCTTCCGGAAGGAATCATCTCGATCTCGGACCTGTCGTTCGGCACGGGCACGACAGCGGCCGGGTTTTCGGTAGTTCTGGCGGAGAGCCCGGACGAAGGGTTGACGCCTGAGGTAATCACGCAAGTTGAGAATTACTCCTATCGGGATCGGCCTGTCACCATCTACGACATGTACATGCACCCCGATACCGGTGCGGTTCTGAGCAATCCGATTCCAATGATCCGGGGCTACATCAACGCTCTGCCGCACTCGGAAGACCCGGAGCGCGGGTATCTTCTGACAGCCGAGTGCGAAACCCGCGCGCTCGACTACTCTAAGGTCAATGGCCGAATCCGCTCCACGGACGACCAAGCGCGGCGCTGTCCGGATGGCGCGACCGATCTCTTCTATCAGGAAGCCGGTACTGCTGGTCGCGTCAATCTCAAATGGGGCCGGACGTGACCCGGCATCTGGAATGGGAAAAGCGCCTCAACGGCGTTTTGGAAACCTATCGAGATCTCCCAGGCGATTGGGGTGTTTCCGACTGCTGGATTATGGCGACGGACGCATATCTCGCCGTGACCGGGGAAACTTTGCTGCCCGAGCTTCGCCAATACCGTTCGGAGAAGGCCGGATATCGGCTGTTCGCCAAACACGGCTTCACCACGGTCGGGCAGGCGCTCGCCTCTGAACTGGAGGCGGTCAACCGGCTGAAAGCGAAGCGCGGGGATCTCTGTACGATCGAGCGCGACAGTGTGGAAGCGTGCGGCGTTATCATGGCGCGCGGCGTGGCCGTGAAGTCGTTAACGGGTCTCGATTTCTACCCGCTCACCGAAATCAAACAGGCTTTCCGGGTTTACTAAACGATGCCCTTCATCACAGCTGCAATAGGTGCGATCGCTGGCGCGATCGGCGGAGCCCTCTCGTTCATTGGCGGCGCGATCGGTGGCCTCGGCTTCTTTGGGAAAGCGCTGCTCTCCATTGGCCTTAATGTAGCAGTTGGCGCCATCCAGAAAGCTTTCGCGCCGAAGCCGAAGGCGCCGCCGTCAGGCGTCGAACTCGAATTGCAGATCGGATCAAACATCACCCGCAAGGTTATGTGTGGACTTTGCGGCTCGGCCGGGCATTTCATCTATGCGAACACCTATGGCGCCGGCAACGCGTTCCTCCAGCAGATTTACGTCCTGTCCGACTTCTACACGACGTCACTCGACAAGGTTTGGCTCGATGGTGAACACGTCACTCTTGGCGTCGAGGATCCGATCAAGGGGCGCGTTGTTACCTCTGGCGACTACGCTAACCTGATCTGGGTGAAGTTCTACGATGGCTGGCAGACCAGCGCGGACAGCGGCTTGGTCGATAACGCGAACCCATCGACACGCTGGACCGAGAACCATATCGGTTTCGGCACTTCCTATGTCATCCTGACGCTGAAATACGATCGGGAGAAGTTGGCAAACCCGCCTCAGGCGTTCTTCGAATTCAAGGGCGCTCCGCTATACAATCTGCGACTTGACGACACGGTGGGCGGTGACGGCGATCATCGGTTCAACGACATCTCGACCTGGGAGTACAGTGACGACCCTGTCCTGATCGATTACTGCTACCGCCGCGGCTTCTCGATTAATGGCGACCTGTTCTGCGGGATGTCGATGGCGGCATCCGATCTGCCTATCTCTGAATATGCGACTGCCGCCAACATCTGTGAAGAAGACGTGGGTGGGCGCGTGCGATATCGCTGCTCTATCGGCCTAGATTGCTCGGCAGAACACGGCGATAACATCGATGCGTTGATGTTGTCCTGCGGCGGCATGGTAGTTCATGGCGTGGACGGTACATTCCCGCTGATCGGAACCGACCAAGCCATCGTTGCCACCCTGACCGATGACGATTTGATCGTCGGCGAGCCCGTGGATTTCCAGCGCCTCCGGGCCATGGATGAACTGGTTAACTCCGTTTCTGGAACCTATCCGAACCCGGAAAACCAGTGGTCTCCAGCCGGATATCAGAGGGCGACGGATACAGAGCTTGTGACGGCCGATCGCCGCACCAAGGACGTCCAGATTAACTTCGACACAGTTCCGGATGGTGAACAGGCCAGTCAGCTTGCCGCGATCTACCTGTCGGAGAACCGTTTCGAGGCGACCGCAACGATCACGGTTCGGTCGCGATGGATAGTGCTAGAGCCAGGTGACTGGATCAGGTGGATCTCGGTACGCTACGGCAATCGCGTCTACATGGTGACGGATACCGGACTGAAATCGCTAGGTAACGACAAACCGCGCTGCGTCACGCTCAGCCTGCAGGAGCGCGACGGCGAGATCTACGAGACGGTCGGTGTCACGCTGCCGCCCGCAGCAATTCCACCTGGCACCCCGGTCTATCAGCAGCAGCTCGTGGATTTCGCCGCTGTCGGCGTGATCGGAGCGGGCGCGAACAGCCTCGTCTATCCGATGATCCGCGTGAGCTGGTCGACGCCGAGCGACCCGACGGTCGCCGAGATCGTTGTCTTCTGGCGCGCCAAGGATGGCCCGGGACCGACCTTCTCCCGCGTGATCAAGGTCGGCACGAATATCGCAGTCCTGACGGAAGGCGTGGTTTCGGAGACGGAATATGAGGTCTGGCACCAACTCGTTGCCGATCCTGCGCGCGCGACCAGCCCGACAGCGCCGATTGGGGTGACGACGCCCTATGCGCCCTCGCGTGACGTCGAGGTGACACTTGGGCAGTTGCAGACGGATGTTTATGGCTCGCTCACGAACATCCGTGCAATTCTTGACGATCTCTCGGCCACGGTTACCGATCTCGCGACATCGTCGGCTCAGGGGCAATTGTCCGTTCAGAGCAACATTCAGGACACGATGGCGGTCTTGGGCGATGCAGTCGCGCTTGTCAGACAAGAAACACGCGTTCTTGCAAAAGCCGATCTGGCGCTCGCCGAGCAGATCACATCGGTCTCGGCCTCGCTGGGCGACCTTCTTGCGCAGGGGTTGCTCAGCATCCAGGCGCAGGCCGGCTCCGGCGAAGTCCTGGCCCGCATCGTGATCTATGCCCGTGCCAGTATTGAAGACGACTTCGAAGAAGCGGGAATGGAACTTCAGGTTAAGTCAACCGGTGGCGTCCTTTCCTCTCAGGTCGTTTTCAACGCGAACAAATTCGTGGTCACCGATGGCAGCAATGAAAACCTGCCGCTCGTCTTCGAGGGGGGGGAGCTCAAACTCTATGTCGCCCGAATGGCGAAAGCCATTTTGGATGAAACCATCGAGACGGCTGACGGAAAGGTGAGGATCGGCAATTTTGGCGGTGGTGTCTCCGGCATCAGGGTATCGACGTGATGCCGGAGCTCTTCATTGGGATCGATTATGAGGGCGTGCCCTGCCTAAAGATCACCAAGGACAGTGCCGACGATCCGGCAACGACGCCGGACAGCGAGCGGGAGAAGTTCGCCTATAACTCGAAGGACGGGGCGCTGGCGGAGCTGGCAGATATTGCGTCGCCATTGGTGGCGGATGTCTTGGACCCATCCGAGTGGGGCAACGTCAAGACCATAGACTATGGAAACGGAAACCAAACGAAGATTTACTTCTCGCCGCCGGCATCCAACGAATACACCTACGAGAGAGCAATGGCTCGTGGTGCGTCTGGGGGCGTGGAGAACCCGGACGGCGAAATTTTCTACAGCACCCGCTATTTCGATAATCTGGTCTACGACTGCCCCATGCTTTCCGATGCCTGTCAGATCAGAAGCACAGGACGGTTCACAAGCGTGTACACGCTCGCCTACGACTTCTTCATCATCACATCGGGGTCTTTTGAGTACGCCGATGCAAAGCAGTCGGTAGTAGCCGACGATTATACGGTTGATGCAGGCACGCCAGCTCTCCAGACACGTCCGTCAGCCGCCTCAGTATCTGGCGGCATGCGTGTCATGCGGTATTGGGATTTTGGCAGCACAATAGTTGTTCTCCGCGATATCGCTGCGGTAGCCCGCAAGGGGGGCAGGAAGCCAGACACAATTCTTGGCCCGATATATGATCGGTTCCAGGTCGCTTGGAACCTGCCGGCGGACAACACGCCCCTGGCTATAGCCCCAGACATCACAGGAACATCGGGCGTCGACGCCATCGTCATCAGCCCGACCGAGTTCAAGGTTGCGCGGCCGGGCTATGATGTCGACACGGCCACCTTCGACGAACTCGTCTTCTCGGCGGAGCGGCGGCCTGCAAAGATCATTGC